ATATCCATAACTCTACACATTGTCCCATAGACTAGCAGCTTTGCGTACATATTCTTCTTGAATATCTTTCCACATGAAACCAGAAAAATCTGGTGGTGCAATTAACTTAGCCATCTCAAAAGGATTACCTTTACAAATATAAACTAAGTTTTGTCTGATCTTTGCTTTAATTAAATCTTGTTGAATTAAAAATTCCATGTACTCAGGAGTTAATAGATCACAAGTATCAGGTGTAAATACATTGTAGTTATCTTGATTGACATAAAGTAAGTGTGGAGTTTTCTTTGTACTGTACCAATAGAAAGCACATTGTTTTAAATGGTTGATGTCTGGTGTCTTAGGTAAATAACCTTTAACCCAACTGAAGCCAGCTTTTGTATCTGATTTTCTTTTTGATCTATGCTTAGTTTTTAATTCAATAAATTTATTTTTAGAATCTTCATAATCAATTCTACCTATCTTTGGTAAAACTAATTCTTTAAATTTATGTGAGCAATATCTTTCGCTGGCAGACTCTTCACCTAAGCCAATGTCATTAACAGCTTTCACTGTTATCTTAATCATATCAACTAAATAATTTTTAGTATCTTCGTGTTGCTCTTTATCTGCTTCGTTGTGTGCCTGGTATTTATCATACTCTTTTAATTCTTCATCTATGATTTGATCTAAAGATTTTTTTTCATTTAATAATTTTTTCTCAGCATCATACATATACTTAGAAACATATCGCTGCGAAGCTCTACCAATAGATACACCAGCAGTCATACGATAAGAGATGTTCATTAATCTACGATCCTCCTGTGTGAAGTGGCAATATCTAACTAACCAATCGCTATCTGTTAATGCTTCCTGAGATGGTGAGCTGTGATCTAAATTTAATTTTTTATAATATTGTAATGCAATATCTTCATCTATATTTTTTATAGACGCAGTAGAATTATTTTTTGTTAAATCAATAACCATTTTAAACCTTTCATTGTTTAGATAACCAATACATATATTATTAATTTAAGTCAATGCAAAATAAAGATTGACTGTTAATAACTTTTATGGTTATATTGACTGTTAATAACTTTTATGGTTATTACTGCTCAACGAAAGGATAACAATGAAACTTAAACTACAAATAAAAAAACTACTAAAAAAATATCACAAAACATTTGATTGTTTTGGCAACAGAAAGAAAACTAAATGACACTAAACGAGTACAAAGAAAAGCATAAACTTAGCAACAAAGATCTTGCAAAGTTAATAGGATTAACAGGTAAGAATCCTATCGTATCTGTAATTAGGTATTTAAAGTCAGAGAGAATACCTCATCCTAGATTTATGAAAGTAATAACAGAAAAGACAGGCGTTCAACCTAATAGCTTTTATGAGGAGTGGTATGAAACCCATAAACTTTGATAAAGTTATTATAAGTTGGTTAGACATAAACAGCTGCGAAAACGCATGGAATACAGAAGAGGATCTAAAAGATTTAGTTCCTGCTACATGCACAACTATTGGTTATCTTTATGAAGAGAATAAAGATTGGGTTAAAACATTTGCTACATATAGTTTTAATTCAGACTCAACATTAGATGTTGGAGATGCTGTGGTTATTCCTCGTGGCGTAATTTTATCTATTAAAAAATTGGAGAACTAAATGAAAAGTTGATTGTGCTATCTTTGCAGACACAGGGTATGAGCCAAAGAAAGTTTATGAATATTTAGAGTGGATTAAAACTCAATTACCATTTCCAGTTTATACTGTTGCTAAAGGTAATATTAAAGATGATATGATTGGATCTATTGATAATGGAACTAGATTTCCAACAGCTCCATTCTTTACAAGAAATGCAGAAACAGGAAAGAAAGGAATGTTAATGCGTCAATGTACTAATGATTACAAGATACAACCAATAAGAAAAAAGATTAGAGAACTATGTAATATACAAAAGGGAAAACATTTTCCTAAAGATAAAATTGTAGATCAGTGGATTGGTATATCTATGGATGAGATTAGTAGAATGAAACCAGCTAGAGATAAATATATTAACAATGTTCATCCATTAATTGATCTGAAGATGAGTAGAAAAGATTGTCTTAAATGGATGAGTGAAAATGCTTTTCCATTACCTGAGAAATCAGCTTGTATATGTTGTCCATTCCATGATGATAAGTATTGGTACTTTATGAAACACAATAGACCAGAAGAGTTTGCTGATGCTGTTGAGTTTGATAAAAAAATTAGAACAGGATCAAGAAAGATTAATGATCATTTATATTTACATAGAAAATGTATTCCTTTGGATGAGGTAAACTTTGATATTAAAACAGATCAACCTGATATGTTTAATAACGAATGCGAGGGAATGTGCGGAGTTTAGTAGAGTCTATGATTGATGTTGGAAGTGGATTTGTATTAGCATTATTAATACAGATATTTATTTTTCCAATGTTCAATCTATACCCTACTATTCTAGTTGGAATTAAGATTGCTTTAATATTTACTGCTGTATCTATTTTAAGATCTTGGTTTTGGAGATTAATATTTAACAAACTGAAAGGCTAATATGTTAGATAAACAATTGGAAGTAGAAGATGTCATAGAAATGTATGACGAAAAAATCTTAGTTCTTAAAAAAGAAATAGATAGGAGCAAACCATACAAAGATAATGGTTATGATGTTCGTATTATAGATTTTAATGAATGGAATACTGTTGGTGAAGGTACTAATTTAGATGGAGATATTAGAATGTTAAAAAAAATTAAAGAACCTATATATGGAATTTTAGCAGCACCACCATGTACTCAGTTTGCAGGAAGTGGAGCTAGATGGTGGAAAGATAAAGGATTAAAACCGCTGCAAGAAGGATTATCAATAGTTGATTCTGTATTTAGAATTGTCTTTGCACACAAACCAAAATTTTGGGTAATGGAAAATCCAGTTGGAAGATTAGTTCATTATATTGGTAAACCAAAACTTATATTTAATCCTTGTGATTATGGAGATCCTTATACAAAAAAAACTTGTTTATGGGGTGAATTTAATATTCCAACTAAGAATCCGGTTGAACCAAAATTTATAACCATAAATGGTAAACGAATGTCAGAAATTCATTACAAAAGTTTTTCAATGAAACCTAATGAAAGAGCAAAAGTAAGATCTATAACTCCGCCTGGATTTGCAAATGCTTTTTATGAAGCAAACAAATAATGGCAAGATATAACTATTTTGTAGGTGGATTTGGCGACTTCTATTCCGAATGGCATAGAAATAAATGCCAAGATATTGCTTATATAGATATTGATTCAGTTCCTATTTGTATTAATAAACCTTGTTGGCAGCCATTAGCAGTCATTGAAACTGTCTATGATACTGGTAAAAATTACAAGAAATATACCAATGTTGTGGAGTATATAGCCAAAGGCTTAAATATACCCTGTTTTTTGCTGTACTATAAGCCTATACCTAGCTCGGATAGCCTAGAGTTCAAAGTTCAGCGTCTATACCCCTTTAAAAGCGATTTAAACCCTATTTTAGAGGAGGAATGGTACTACGAAATGCTTAAACTGCAGATTGAGCATAATAAAGTGTGTAAATACAAGGGAAATCAATGATTTATAATGATGATTGTTTAAAGATACTTCCAACACTACCAAATAACAGTGTTGATTTAATAATTACTTCACCACCATACGAAGATATATCAGGTGCTGGATATGCAGCTCAAAATAAAGATGTATTATTTTTAAAATTATATTCAGAGTTTATAGATAATTTATTTAAACAATACAAAAGGGTTTTAAAAGATAATGGTCAAATATTTTTTAATATAAAAAGCAAGACATTAAATAAAACTTTACGCACTCCTCATTGGCTAGAGTTTACTGAAGGATTTCAAAATTTAATATTTAAATCATTTATTATTTGGAAGTATGCAGGATCTTTTGATAGTACAAAAGCAAGATTTCATTTAGATTATGAAATTATTTATCACTTATCAAAAGGTAATGATATTTATTTAAATGATAAATGTGATATTAAAGATCCATTAAGTTCTGTTTGGTATATACCACACAATATTCCTGCTAAAGAAAGAGTTCATCCTACTCAAATGCCAATCGCTTTAGTTGAAAGAATATTAACAGTTGCATCAAAAGATAATGATGTTGTTTTAGATAATTTTATGGGTAGTGGAACGACAGGTGTTGCTTGTAAAAAATTTAATAGGAATTTTATTGGTATAGAATTAAACCCAAACAATTTTAATATTGCAAAGGAAAGAATTAATAATGGCTAAATACGCAAGTCATATACGAGTTCCTGTAAGTTTATTTAAAAACGATATATTTTTAGGCTTGGCAGGTAGGAATAAAGCCGATTGCCTAGCGATACTTGTTGTGCTTTTAAGGTACTCAAACCAGAAGACAGGCGAATGCTACCCACGTCTTGCT